GTTCATCTCTGCACCATACGCCATTACAATCAGCACCGACTCTGGTAGCGCGTACATGCTGTGCAGTAACGCCAGCAGCATACGGGATACCTCACAGCTGCCGGCAAACCTGCCGCAAGAGGCGAACGGGTACGTTGTGGCTGTTGGCACCACCACCAGTAAGTCGTACTACCGGTGGGAGAATGGCACCAAGAAGTGGGTCGAGGACGCAGCACCAGCTGCGCAGACCGTGCTCACTAACATGCCCCTGCGCCTGTCGTACACGGGCTCCGCGTATCTGCTGGAAGCCCCGGCGTATGAGCGCCGTGCATCCGGGGACGCCGATAGCAACCCGAGCTTCGCCTTCACCCGGTTCGGGATCACCGGCTTCGCTACAATGCAGGGCCGACTAATCATCCTGTCCAACGAGTACGTCTGTGCCTCGGGCTCGGACAAGCCGCTGCGCTGGTACCGATCCTCCGTGGCAAGCCTGCTGGACTCCGACCCGTGGGAGACTGCCGCTAACGCCGCCGTAAGCAGCCCGTACGAGTACGCTGTGCAGTTCAACAAGGACTTGATCCTGTTCGCCAAGACGCACCAAGGTATTGTGCCCGGCAGCGCACTGCTGACCCCACGCACCGCCGTGGCCAGTGTGGCGACCCAGTACAGCTGCACCAACGACACTGGCCCAGCTGCCACCGGTCGCTCCGTGTTCTTCGTGGCCCCGCGCTCACAGGACTTCGGCGCTGTATGGGAGATGGTGCCGAGCCAGTACACTGATGCACAGGTGCAGGCCGAGGACGTAACCACGCACATTCCGCGCTACGTCAAGGGACCGTTCCGTTTCGTGCGCGCCAGCACCACGTCCAACATTGTAGTGTTCGGAACCGCCAACCGCAAGGAGCTGTTGGTGCACGAGTACCTGTGGCAAGGCGCCGAGAAGGCGCACGCCGCATGGCACCGATGGACCTTCAAGCACGACCTACTGTGCTGCTACTTCGCAGCCGACCGCATGATCTGCCTGTTCGGAGACGGAGCCAGCGTGTACCTGTGTGAGCTGGACCTGCGCATTGGCGCCGGGACTGGCGGCACGACCGTGGGGCGCCTAGACTTCTACATGCAGCAGACCTGTGGTGAGGCCAACGTTCTGACAGTACCGGCGTGGTTCTACAACCTGCACGACCCGGATCAGCTGTGGCTGTTCAAGGACACAGGTGTCAATCCGTACCTGCGAGAACGCTGTCGCGAGGCGCTAGAGGAGACGGTTGGGCCGGACATTGTGTCGTATGCCCTTGTGATCCCGGACGCCGCTGTGGGCGAGAAGTACACCGTCGGCTCGCGGTATACCTGCCGACTGGCGCCGACGCGTCCTATCCTCAAGGATCGGAACGAGGTGGCCATCACAACCGAACGCACGCAGCTGCACCGCTTGGTGTTCAGCCTTGTGAACACGGGTGAGGTGGTGGTAACAGTGTCTGACGCGGCCCGTGATCCTATCGTGTACACCACGACCCCGTTGCGGCTGTATAGCCGTGAGCTTGGTGCAGGTGAGCCGCTCGCAGCTACTGCAACCGTCACTGTGCCTTGTCGCGTGGACATGCAGTCCGCCAAGATCAGCATTGAGTCGGACGACGTGTATGACCTAAACATCGCCAGCCTTGAGTATGGCTTCCGATACAACCAACGCTACCGGAGGTAGTCATGTTACCAGCACTATTCGCCGTGGCCGGGGCTAGCGCCCTGCAGAGTTTGATCGGCGGCATGCAGCAGCGTAAGCAGATCGAGGCTCAGAACAAAGAGACGGCGCGCGTAAACAGGATCAACACCTTGGAGGCGTTCCAAGGTGTGTCCGCTATCGAGGTGCAGCGAGGCCGCTTGCGACAGCAGACGGCCAAGACGCTCGCCCTCGTGGATCGGCGTGCGGAGGAGGAGGCGGCCACAACTGGGGCGGTAGCCGCAGCCTCTGGCGTAAAGGGCGCCAGCGTCGATGCTGTACGCATGGACATTGACAGAGCCGAGCAGGAAGCTCAGTTTGAGGTTGAACAGCAGCACGTCACGCAAGAGTACGACCTGAACCAGCGCATCCGCGAACTCATGGTCAGCACCAAGAACAGCCTCGGCAGTATGCAGAAGGTGCCCAGCACCGGCAGCATTATCGGAGGGGCGCTACTGAGCGGCGCCCTGAGCGCAGGCAGCCAGTACGCATCCTCCTTCTTCAAGTTCGGCAGTACCGGCGACACGTCTAGTGTCGGGTCAGCCATCGGCACTAGGGGTCGGAAGTAATGGTAGAGCGTACATCTCAGCCACTCCAATTGGCGAGTGGCAACCTCGGGCAGTTCGGTGGGTATCAACCCGGACGAGCCCGCGAGGAGCAGGTGCAGGAGGAGTCCTCCCTCGGCATGCAGGCCCTGTCCGGGCTGCTCAAGATCGGCGGAGCCGTGGCTGAACAAGCCTTCCAAACGGACGTGAAAGAGGCGTACATGCAGGGTCAGCGTGCCCGCATGCTCGGCAAGTCCTTGGAGGACGAAGACGCAGACGTGCTGGCCAAGCCATTCGTACGCGGCGGCTTCCAAGATCAGGACTACCGAATCAAGCAGGCCGAGCTGCAGCAGAAGATGACGAACTTCATCGCTGGTAAGGGACGCACGCTCCCGCCTGAGCAGTTCGTCGCGGCACTGGCCAAGGAATCCTCGGCTGTGCTGGAGAGTATGGGCGACGGTCTGTCTAACGTCGGCCGTGAGCAAGCCCTGATGGCGCAGACCCAGCTTGAGGAAACCCTGATCGGGTCGCACAGCAAAGCGTACCTACAATATGGTATTGAGCAGGCCGGTCTACGATACACCACAGGCGCTAATGCCGTCGTAGCCCAGATCGTAAGCGCGAAGGCTAGCGGCGATGCCCAGCTCGCACAGGAGGCCGCAACCCGCGCCGTCCTGTTTGTGGCAGACGTGCAGAACAGTGACCAGATCACTGACCAAGACATGCGCAACGAGATCACCCTCGGCTTTGTGCAGCATCTACTGTCGCCGCAGAACGACCACCGTGAAGTCGTACAAGCTATGATCGACAACGGACAACTAGATCAGCTGCCGCCAGACAAACGGTCCAAGGTCAACGACTGGATGTATGCTTCGCAGGGTCGTACCGTAGCTCAGGACAATCTCGACCAAGTAATGCAGGATACCGTGTTCTCTCAACGTATCGCTTCCCGCATGCCGGGATTCACTGGGGAGGCTTACGGCGAGCCAGTCAGCTTTGCTGAGCTCAACACGCAGATGGCTCTGAACGCGCAACGTCGGCCGCGTACCGCCCGCGCTGAGAATGAGGCGCTAGCAAAGATGTGGTTGCAGAGCACCAATGATGGCCAGACCACAGCGCAGGCTATTAACGCGCTCCTTGCTGGGAACAAGCAAGAGCTGTACCGCATGGGTATCAGCGAGCAGCAAGCCGCAAGCATGCTGTATGCGCAGGGCGGGAAGAACAACGCCCCGCTCAGCAAGGTGATTCCTACCCTACTCACGGCAGGTATGAATCTTGGTATGGTCTTCAAGGAAGTTACGGACAACGTAGCCGGCGCCACTCGCGCCGTACTGGCATCCCCGGACGCGGCCAACCCAGAGCAGGTGGGTATCATCTCTGCCTTCACGGATACGTTGAAGATCGCCAGTCTCCAGCGTCCCGGTGCCGAGGGTGTTATGCTCGGCTCTCTGGCTAAGGATGTGCAGCGGGTCATGGCGAACGTGTTGGTAGACTCCGCAGTGGGCACCTCTGTCATCGACAGTATCCGCAACACCGGATTGCGTCAGGCCGAGTGGAGCAAGCTCACGGAGGAGGAGCGCACGTCCCGTACGACGAAGATGCAGAAAGCCGTCACCGACATGCTGACCCCCAGCTTCTTCACGAACGCGTACGCTGCCGTCAACCCTAACGCTAGTCGCCTGCAGCTGGATTCGCCAGAGTTCCAGCAGTACTCGCAGGCGCTTCTGCAGCAGACTGTTGCGCTAAGCCGGCAGCCGGACTACGCGTGGGAGTCTCCAGCAGTACTGGCCAAGATGGCCGAGGGTATGGTGGCTAACCGCACCGTGTCGGTACAGCCAGAGGGCGGTGCTGAGAGCAAGCTGGTGCTGCCAGAGGCTGCTGTATCGGTCTTCGGACTTAGCGACAAGGATCAACGCACTCGATTCAGCGAGGCCCTCACCGAGCTGTACGGCAAGAAGGAGGCTGGTGCTGAGGCTCGCTTCCGTCTGATTGGCGGCGTGCTGAGTGTGCAGCGTATCGTTGACGGCGTACCAGGCCCAGCTAAACCGGTGGACCCGGAGCGTATCAAGACGCGCATGCAGGAGAAGGTTGAGGACGCCAAAGCCTCAGGGCTTCGCCCGGTTGTGGGGCGAGACTACGACATAGGCGCCGGCGCCAGCATTAGGATCAACGGAGACTCGTCTTCAACATTATCACGTGGCACTGTAATGGACTTCCGTGAGCAGTTACTACGAGACGAGGGTGTACGCTTCACAGCCTACCCCGACAAGACAGCGGATGGTACCCTTGTAGGTATCGCCGTTGGGGCGGGCCACAACGTCACTGGGCAGCTAAAACCGGGCGACAAAGTGACACCTGCTCAGGCCGAGCTTTGGTTCAAGCAGGACACAGACGCCGTGCTAGTAGTCGCTGAGAAGGCGGCCCGCGACTGGGGCGTGACGGACCACGACAAGATTGCTGCGATGGGTCTCGCCATCTACCAGCTGGGGGAGGGTGGTTGGAGCAAGTTCAAAGATGCCAAGGCCGCATACCAAGCTGGCGACTGGGCTACCTTTGAGGCTGAGATTCGTGGTAGCACATGGGCGAAGCAGACACCAGCGCGTGTTGAGACGTTCCTGAGCAAGTTCAAGGGTTGGGAAGACCCCACCCTAACACAATACTGGATGCAACGATAAGGAGAGGCGCATGCCTACTACAGACAATACCTCGGTGGTAGGCAGCGCCCTCACCGCCAACTGGGCAGACCTGAACAAAGGGATCACTGGTCAGCTGGCTGAACAAACCAAACTCGGCTTGGATCAGCCCCTTCAAGCTGCGATTGAAGCAGACTCCCAGAGTTACGCCGACCAGTTCGCCGCAGCTCGTGACAACACAACCACGGCGCACATGATCCGTGGATGGCTCGACGATGCGGACACTATGTTTCAGCGCATCGACCCGGAGTACAACGCCCCGAGTACCGTTGAACAGACACGTAAGGCGTTCCAGTTGGATATGTCCGACGAGACGTTGGCTGCCCTCGGCTCCGCAACCTCGCTGGAGCATC